TCTGGATTTACACTAGATTTAGGATCAATATAATTAGGAAATTAAAATGTCTTTGAAACTTAGAAGAGGAACAAACGCACAAAGGACTGGTATAACTCCCGCAGAAGGAGAATTAATTTATACTACAGATACTAAAAAGTTATATGTCGGAGATGGATCCACTACTGGAGGTATAGCTGTTGACACAAGTGGATCCGGTGCTATTGATTTAAATGGGCTAACTGATGTTATTCTAACCACACCGTCAAATGGAGAGGTATTAAAATATAACGGCTCTGAGTGGGTTAATACTTCTGATTCCGGAATAACAGATATCGTTCAAGATGTAAGTCCTCAACTAGGAGGGAGCTTAGATGTAAACGGTAAATCAATAGTAAGCACTAGCAATGGAAATATAATTATTTCCCCCGACGGGTCTGGATCACTTTTACTAAATTCCGGAGATGTTGTTATAGGTAGCCAAGATAAAACAGGAAAACTAACAATTGTAAACAGTGATAATGCAATTAACAGTTTTCAATTTTTTTATTGTGGATCTAATATAACCGATCCGTTCGACGGAGCTAATTTTGTATTTAGAAGAAGCAGAGGCACATTTAATTCTCCTACAACTGTTCAACAAGACGACGATATAGTTGATATATTTTTCCAAGCTTTTGATGGTACAGCTTATCGTACAATGGCTAAAATCGGAGCCCATATAGATGGATTAGTATCAAATAACTTGGTTCCCGGATCGATGACTTTTTCTGTCCATAATTCTACAACACCAGGAGTAGCAGGGTTAAATGAAATCTTATCCTTAACCAACGACGGCTTTACAAAAACTAATAAAATTTCCTCTAAAACAACCAATGCAAATCTTGAATTAACGGCTAACGGAACCGGAAAAATAACTCTAAATAATTTAAGCTGGCCTACAGGCGATGGGTTAAATGGGCAAGTTTTAACTACAGATGGATCAGGAAGCCTTAGTTGGTCTACAGTTAGTGGAGGCGGATCAAGCTTTTCAAGGACTACTGTAGTAGGCTCTAGTAGCTCTCTAGCAGACGGTGCTTCTGAAAATGTAGATATTACTGGAGCATCAAAGGGATACTTATTATATAAAATACAAACTAACGAACCTGCACGAGTAAGAATTTATACAGATCAAGCAAGTAGAACAGCGGATGCAGCGAGAGCAGAAGGAATTCCAGCAACAGCGGGAAACGGATTAATAGCAGAAGTTATAACAACTACACCTAATCAGGTTTACATTTTAAGTCCAGGAGTTGTAGGGTTTAACAATGAAAGCACTCCTACTACATCTATTTTCTTACGTATAACAAATAAGGGAGGATATTCAACTCCTATTAATACCACCTTAACAATATTAAGTATAGAAACATAGTATGTCTCTTAACATTTGGACTCAATCATCAGGATACAAATTTTCAACTATTCAAGAAAATGTACTAGTTGATATACCATTACCTATAAATTATCCTAACAGTTTCGACGATAGCTCACTGCTATCATTCAGTGTAATTTCAGGAAAATTACCAGACGGGTTAAGAATTAAAGATAGCAGAATATTTGGATCAGCAAGAGAAGTTTCTAGAACTACTGATCATAAATTTGTAATTAGAGCTAAACTTGGTAATGATATATCTGATAGAACTTTTTATCTTAAAGTTGAAGGATCAGATGACCCTATATGGCAAACACCAGGCGCATCCTTAGCAATTTTAAACAACAACCAATACTATGTTTTAGACAGCACTTATATTGATTTTCAACTAGAAGCTATAGATAATGATACAGCAGCAGGGCAGGTGTTAAAATATACTAGAGTGAAAGGGGAACTTCCACCAGGATTAATCTTAACAGAATCTGGTAGAATAGTTGGATTCATTCAGCCTGCTCTAACCCTACCAACTAATATTAAAAGTGCAGGATACGATTCAAACATATTTGATTATATTGCTTTTGATTTTGGAGTTACTAGCACTAACGGTTATGACAGCTTTTTATATGAAAGTACTACCTTTGACTTTTATACTCCTACTACTGTTCCTAAAAAACTTAATCGATTCTATGAATTTACAGTTAAAGTGAGCGATGGGGATAGCAGTGTTAATAGAACTTTTAAAATTTATGTGGTAGGCGACGACTATTTTAAAGCAGATACTACTGGTATTAATAATCAAAATGCAGGCACATTTACTTCAGATGCAAGCTTTGTAAGAGCACCTATATGGACCACTCCTAAAAACTTAGGAATCAAAAGAGCAAGCAATTACCATATATTTAAATTAGATGTTTACGATGATAAGAATCCTAACCCAATAGCCTATGAATTAGATAAAGTAAATCCTCGAATACAGGCTATAGCTACGCCTAATAATAATCAAGAAAATAGGGTAGGAACAAATATTATAAGAATTAAAAAAACGTCTGGCGCACCATTACTAAGTGATAAAATTTACTTAAAAAATTATGTAGAAAAATATATCATTCCAGATAATGGAACAGATCCTATTATATCTATTATTGCAGATAATACAATATATAACATTACTAATATACAAACTATTACTAGCACCGAGTATGTTTTAACAATCTATCCTAGCTTAACAATAACCATTCCTACAAATACAAGTATAGGAATAGGCACATTAAGCCAACTTCCTCCAGGAATGCTTTTTGATGTTGGAAACGGAGAAGTTTTCGGTGTAGTACCTTATCAAACAAGCATTAGTCAAACTTATAATTTTACTGCTATAGCTTATAGGATGGAGTTTCAATCAGATCATATAGAAATTAGTAGAAGTCGTAGAACCTTTACAGTAACAATGTTAGGTACAGTTGATAGTGTTATAACTTGGAATTCTGATTCTAATTTAGGACAAATAGCTGCTAATCTTATTTGTAACTTATTTGTAAATGCATCTACTACTATCCCTAATACAAGTTTGATTTATAGCTTAAAGTCTGGAAGCCTTCCTCCCGGTATTAGCCTAAATCTTAATGGAGAACTTATAGGAAAAGTTAATCAATACGGATCTGTTGGCAACCCAGGCCTGGTAACTTTTGATGATACAGAAACAACATTCGATAATGCAGAAACGACATTTGATAAAAAATATAAATTTGTAATAACGGCCACAGATGTTATAAATTTTGATAGTGTAGATAAAGAATTCACCCTTGAGGTAACTACACCAAATCAAGAATTATATAGTAACCTTACAGTAAAACCATTCTTAAAATTAGACCAAAGAAATACCCTAAAATCATTTTTAGTAAATACAGAAATTTTTACTCCAGAATACATTTATAGACCAGATGATCCAAACTTTGGAGTACAAAAAGAATTAAAGATGCTAGTTTATGCAGGAATAGAAACTAAACCCGCTAATATTATTGCTTCAATGATGTTAAAAAATCATCGAAGAAAACGTTTAATACTAGGTGATATCAAAACTGCAAAGGCACAATTAACTGGAACTGATACAATTGTTTACGAAGTTATATATGTTGAAGTTATAGATCCTTTAGAGCCAAATAAAAAAGTTTTACCGTTTAACATAAAAACAAGTAATACTAATTTAGGGATAACTGTAGATCAAAATAATAGTTATAATACAGGACCATTTAACCAGATTAACCCGTATTGGCAACCACCAAATCCACTTTATGCTCCTGCGGATAGTGATTTTATTTTCGCAGGAGATAGCTATACAGCTTGGAAATCTCCTGCTAGTATTAGTCTATGGCGTAAAAGAATAAGAACTTTAGGACTAAGAGATAGAAATTACTTACCACTATGGATGAGAACAGTGCAAGACGGAAGTGTAGTAGAACTAGATTATCAAACTGCTGTTCCTATATGTTACTGTTTACCAGGATATTCAAAAGACATTTTACTTAATATAAAAAATAGCGGTTTTAATTTTAAAATTGTTGACTACGAAATAGATAGATATATAATCGACAGCGTAACTGGCTACAGCTCCGATAAATATCTCGTATTTAAAAATGACAGGAATACAATATCATGACAAGTCAGGTTAATGAACAACTTACAAACTACGATGCAAATTATCCAGTTGCAGGGCAAGATAACGATACTGTAAAGTTTAGGTTAAATTTTGCAGCTATACAATCGGCATTTAACCAAGCAGATGTAGAAATTACAGCTTTACAATCACATACAGCAAAAACTAATACAGATACAGATTTTAATGGTAGTATCATTAGTAATGCTTTTACAAACAAACTATATGGTGTAGTTAATAATTCTGTATCAGGTGCAGGAGGTGACCTAAGCGTTATACTAGCTAGTTATTTTATAATTAATAGTATAAACGGTAATGTAACTTTTAACTTGACAGACTGGCCTACTACCGGTACTAGCATTAAAGAATTTAAAATAAGAATAGAATTAAATGGACAAACTGGCAATCAAGTTACTTTTCAAGGACAAGGCGGTATAGTAATTAAACGAGATGACAGTGGACAGATAAGTGCAGGCGTAAGTGGCGGAACTCAAAAGGTTACCTTAACAGTAAATAAACCAACTGTTTTAGAGTTTTGGCGAGTAGGTGCTAGTGATATTTTGATGAAATACTTAGGGACATTCCAGTCATGATTCATCCACTTGCTGAAGATATGACGAAACTTAAAGATGCAGAGCTAGAAGCTAAAATATTGAGTTTAAGCCGAAAATATTGGCAAAGTAGAAACCCTATGCTACAGCAACAGGTAGCTGTTTTATTAGAAGGGTATAATCAAGAACTACAATCTAGAAGAGCTAAGACCTGGGAACAACAACGCCAAAATATGGATAAGGGACTTGACAAACTCATCAATGTAAACTAAAATGTTTATATGAAAAAAGATCAATATGGTCAGCCAATATTTGAAGCAAATGATATTTTTAGTTTACTGTACCAAGGCAAACTAAACGAGCTTGATAATATACAAGTAGAAAAAAATAAAGAAACCGTTAATTTACCTTTAAACTTTTATGAAGAGCAAGATATAAGCATAAAAGATTTTGATCGATTAAAACAAAACAACTGGTTTATGCCTGAAAAGTATAAAAACTTAGATATAGAAACTGAAATATTTAAGCTGTGCCCGCCGTGGGATCCGGAACATTCTAGAGTAGAAGAAGAGCTAGCAGAATTTAAACAACGAAATATGCTAGATTTACTACGCTGGTTAAAATATTTTGTAGATACAGCTAGAAGTAATAATATAGTTTGGGGAGTAGGACGTGGAAGCAGTGTTTCTAGCTATGTGTTATTTTTACTAGGCGTGCATAAAATCGATTCTATCAAATATAATTTAGACTGGCGTGAATTTTTAAGATAAGTATAAACTTATTAGGAGATTAATATGGTTAATAAAGTACAACAACGCAGCCCTTATAAAACAATGCAGGGTAAAGAAATTGATCTAGATAAATTAAGAATGAAACATGAATCTACACTAGCTGTAGGAAATGCTAGAATGAATGCAAGAGGGGATGAAATTGGTCCTGGAGGCAAAGTAATTAAAAAGCGTGAAGAATCTAGTGTTGAATATCATACAGATAATAAGGATATGAAATAATATGGGTTTTGATACTCTTAAAAAAGTAAAATTACGTCCTTTAAGAGATGCTATTCTTGTTAGAGACTTAGACTCAGAAGGAATACGACTTACATCAGGAATTTATATTCCAAGCCAAGATGGCAAAACTACAGGTATTAAACCAAGGTGGGCAAAAGTATATGCCATTGGCCCTGAACAACACACAGTAAAAGAAGGTGAATGGGTATATGTTATGCACGGGCGATGGACCCGAGGAGTTCAGCTTGAAGATGGGGAAGAAGTTTTTACGGTAAGGCGTATTGATCCTGATGATATTTTACTTTCCGCAGACGAGCGACCAGAGGATATTTTAGTACAATGACTAACCCATTTAAGGACCAGGCTAAATTCATGACGGCCTGCGATCAAACCGTAGGCGAAATAAATTCCGGCCAATTTATTCTTTATAAAAATCTCATAAAAGAAGAAGTTAAAGAATTGGACGATGCCAGCTGTCAAGAAGAACAACTTGATGCATTAACTGATATTTTAGTAGTAACTATTGGAGCCATACATAGCATGGGTGCCGACGGTGAAGGTGCTTGGAATGAAGTTATGCGTACAAATTTTGCTAAAATCGATGATCTAACAGGAAAAGTACGTAAACGAGAAGACGGAAAAGTTCTTAAACCAGACGGATGGCAACCTCCTAATCTTGCCCCATTTTTAAATGAAATGTGACATCTGCCGTAAAGAATACTCAATTTCTTGCGACTTTAGACAAGGCAGATGTCCACATCATCCTCCTAGTATTGACATTTATCACTTACGATTTTATAATCTTATACAAGCAATAATTAATTTTTTTAAGAGGTAATAATGAAAGAGCTCTGGACAGAGAAATACAGACCTACCACCTTGGACGGATATGTATTCCGGGATGAAACCCAACGTGCCCAAATAGAGAAATGGATCGAGGAAGGTAGTATTCCTCAACTAATGTTCAGCGGAAATGCAGGAATAGGAAAGACTACACTGGCTAAAATACTAGTGAACCAGCTAAACGTACAAGACACAGATGTTATGTTTGTAAACGGCAGTAAGGACGGTCGGAAAATTGATTGGTTACGAGATAAGCTAGAAGGATTTTGTCAAACGATCCCATTTGGAGAATTCAAAGTTGTTGTGATCGATGAGGCAGACTACCTTAATGCACAAAGTGTACAACCAGCTATGCGTAATCTTATGGAACAGTACAGTCAAACAGTAAGATTTATTTTAACCTGTAATTACCCTAATCGTATTATTCCACCTTTACACAGCAGATGTCAGAAAATTCATATTGAAAAAACCGACGCTAATGAATTTACTGCTAGAGTCGCAACTATACTTGTAGAAGAAAACATTGACTTTGATTTAGACACATTAGATACATATGTGCGAGCTACTTACCCAGATCTCAGAAAATGTATTAACAGTGTACAAATGAACAGTATAGACGGTAAGTTACACGGTACAGACTCTAACGATGCTACTAGTGATTATCACATAGAAATGATAGACTTGTTCAAAAAAGGAAAAATAAGCGAAGCCCGTAAATTAGTTTGTAGCCAAGCTAGACCGGAAGAAATGGAAGAAATTTATCGTTGGCTTTACGATAATGTTGAACTTTTTGGCGACGAACAGCGACAAGAAAAAGCCATTTTAATCATTAAACAAGGATTGGTAGATCATACACTAGTGAATGATCCAGAAATCAATCTAGCAGCAACAATGATTAGGCTTAGTCACATCTAGATAATATACTTGGGCGGTAAACGCCCAAGCAGTTTATTTTTAATCTCCGTAAATTGCTAGGATCTCCTTAACAGCATGATGTCGTTCAATATCATTATGATCAAACTGCACAACAGCAAGATAATCGGTTTGCTTATACTCTCTTAACAACTCAATAAAATTAATCAGACCGTTGTCTTTTAATCTATCTGCTTGGTTTAAATCTCCAGTAACTACCATTTTACTGAAATCCCCAAGCCTTGTTAATAGCATTTTCATTTGATTAGGAGTAGCATTTTGCATCTCATCAGCTATAATATAAGCACTCTTAAATGTGCGGCCTCTCATATATGCTAATGGACTAATTTCTACTACGCCTTCTTGTAACATATTTTCAATGTCTTTTTGACTATAATATTCTCCTAATACATCAAATATAGGTCTTGTCCAAGGAGCCATTTTTTCTTGTAAGGTTCCTGGCAAAAATCCTAGGTCTTCATCTACACTCACGGCGGGTCTAGTGATTATGATTTTGTCTACTTTGCCTTCCTGAAACATACGTATACCGTACTGAACAGCTAACATAGTTTTGCCTGTGCCTGCTGGTCCTACTGCTATGACTATGCTCTTATCGTCATTTTGTAGTTGCTGTAGATATAGTTGTTGGTTTTTATTGCGAGGATTAACATCTACGCGATGCTTTTTCGCTGGAAGGTATGTATGAAAATCAATTACGTTTACATTACTATTAAAACGCTTCTTCACTCTTTTACTCATTAAGTTCTCCCACTTTTGG